GACTCAGAAACTTGCAGAAACTTCTAACGCTCTAACGGAGGCAAACAATGTTGTCACTAAAAAACAAACTGCTCTTGACGCTGCTATTCGTGCTGGCAGGGTGCGGATCAGCTCCCCCACAAGTTGTATTCAAACCGCCGCAAGTTCCACCGCTCCCACCGGAGATAGCAACCAAGCGCGAAGTGAACCTGACCGAGCGGTTGACCAACCTTCTGACACCGAAAGAGCAACCCTCCAAGCCATCGCAGAAATAATTGCTATCGGTGACAGAAACACTGCGCAGTTAAATGCTTGCATCGATGCTTATACGAAGGTTATGGAGAGCATAAATGGTCAACGCTAATCAATTACAAAGACTCAAAATCGGTCCTGAGTGGGTCGATCCTTTGAACGAAACATTCGAGCGTTTTGGGATTGTCTCTGCCAGACAACAAGCTGGCTTTATTGGGCAATGTGGACATGAATGCGGCAACTTCAAAGTCCTTGAGGAAAATCTAAACTACCGCGCTGCCACCTTGATGAAGCTATGGCCCAAACGCTTCCCTACCCAAGAAATTGCAAATGCTTACGAAAAGAACCCTAAAAAGATCGCTAACATGGTTTACTCAAACCGCATGGGGAATCGTGACGAATCCTCTGGTGATGGGTATCGCTTTCGTGGTCGCGGGTGCATTCAGCTTACAGGTCACGCTAACTACTTCCACGCTTCAAAAGCTCTGGGAGTCGATTTTGTTATGGACCCCGATCTTGTCGGAACGCCTAAGTATGCTGCACTGACTGCCGGATGGTTTTGGTCAACTCACAAATGTAATGAGTTGGCAGAGGTTCAAGACTGGATTGGTCTAACCAAGAAAATCAACGGAGGCACGATTGGGCTTGCTGACCGGATCAAACACATCAACGAAGCGCATGATGTGCTTCAGACGTAAACGTCAATCCTAGAACCCAGTCTTTTCCAATACTTGTATTCCTCGGTCTGGGTTTGCTTATCCAACACTTCAGCAACCTTGTTTTGAACTATTTGCTCACGGTTGATTTGCTTCTCTTTGATCTGTACTTGAGAAGGCATTGGGTGAAGTGTTGAATAAGCAATTTTCACATTAGTCCTGCAAACGGATTTTGTAGATTGACCCAGGCTTTTCCTGTCCTGATTCTACACACTACCGACCTATTCACTCCATACTTCGCAGCGATCACCCTTGAAGGACCTTCTGAAGAACGGATTTCGTCAGCCATTTCCTGCGTTAGTTTGGCGTTTGTGGCTCTCTTGTATATCTGGATTTTTAAACGCCTTGTAGGGCTTTGTAGAGCCTTCCTGTTGCCTTTTTTCATGTGCTGCTTTGGGTCGTTATAGATCGTGTGTTCTGGATTCACACAAAGCCCATTTCCACACTTGGCGACATAGTACCCGTCCCGCAGTTTTCCTCCTAGAAGCTCGGTAAACAGTCTGCGAACCCCAACCATCTTTCCTGCGTGAAACACATAGGGAGTGCCGTTTGCACAATACCCCTGCCATTCCCAACAGTCACCATCTTCAATCGTTCTTTCTTTTAGAGTTGTAGTCGTGTGAATCTTTTGTTGTTTCATACCAAGCGAATATGTAAAGAATGACGGATAGGGCAATGATTAGCCCTATCACAAGAATTCCGATGATGAGTGCCAAGTTAATCTTGTAAGTCCTGAATCATTTTTTGATGATGATCGGGGACTAACCTTTTAACCTTTAGGTAAAGATTGTGGTCAGAATCGAAAGTTATATCGTCCTCACCATCGAAGATGTTGATATCGTAATCGTCAGCTAATCCCACATCAGGATCGCCCGGCTCAAACGTATAGAAAACATCAACAGGACCGTCATCAGTTTCGTACTCAAAACTTCCGGTCGAGTACCTTAATGCGTCAATGCGTTTCATACTGACCACTCCCTCTCGTTGCGATTTTTGGAAGATTTGACAATGTTTCCTGTGAGTTTGACAAGACCCATCTTCTGAAGCTCTGGAAGACGCCTGGAAACCGCAGAACTCTCAAGACCAAGACGAGAGGCAATCCCGTCCTTACCCATCGGTCCGTGAGTTGATAGGCAATCCACAATCATGGCGAAATGCTTTTCTGGTTGGAATTGTTCAGCAGCCTCGAAAGAGGTGACTGGATCGGTGGATCGTGCGCGTTTAAAAAGATCAAAAAGTTTCATTGCTACTCCTTTAAAGTTGGTCGGGATTTACCTAAGTATTCTGCCTTCAATCAAATGATGACGAGTCATTAGGTCTTTGCTTCTCAATTCGTTTATCCCGGTGCTGTTACAGCTTCCGAAAGTAGCGTAGAGCGACTACGCATCATTTGTTAAGTTTACTCGGTTTTTTGCTTTTCTGGAACTGCATTCAATGTTTCTTGTGCGGCTTTTTGTTGCCCAATTTTTTGAAGCAACAGGAAAGCCCCTGACTTCGTGGGAATTTCTCCCAAGACGTTCATTAAGAACACAATTTCGTTTTCTTCAAGTTCAAGTTTCATAGTTACCTCAGAAGGGAATTTCCGATGTGTCATCGTCTTCAAGTTTTGGCAAGCCTTCATATTCAGGCTTTTCCTTATTCTCTGGACGCTTCAAGATTGTCATTTCGCTACAAATTATTGAAGTTGAATTGATCTCCACTCCTTTCTTGTTTAGATACTTTTCGTATTTGATTGTTCCCTCGACATAGACGAGTGCTCCCTTTTTCATATACTGACCAACAATATCAGCCAGCTTATCAAAGAAGGTCAGACGATGCCACTCTGTGCTCTCGATCAGATCGCCGTTCTTGTCTTTCCGGCGCGAGGTGGTGGCTAGAGTTGCGTTTGCAATGGGTTTACCTGCCGCGCTATAACGCACTTCAGGGTCTTGACCGACATTGCCTACTAGATGAACTTTACAGACGCTTGCCATTTTTTTCCTTAATCTTGTTTATTGATGATCTTTGTATGACTTAATGAATTCAACTTCTCTCTCAATATCCTCCAAAAATTTAATAACCTCAGTTTCTAACTCTTTGATTGCCTTGTCATCACGCATGACGCGCCGAATAACAGTTTGTGCATTTTCTGGAAAATCAGGGTTATATGAAACAAAATCACACCATTCACGTTCAACAATCCAGATTTGCCCCTGTATTTGCCAACGATAAGCCGTTGGACATTTTCCAGGCTCAAGACGCAAATACTCTAAGTGAGTTTTTGGCATTGGGCATTTATATTCTGTCATTCCATTTTTGCCAACTAAACCGTCTGGACTAACACCTACTTGCAGCTTATCGTGCATACAAAATCCGATCTCATCAACAAAATTATTTGTGTGAGCCTCGTAAACAGACCTTGCAAGTGATTCACGCTCAGAACCTTGTTCCATTGCAAATGTTGTTTTAATCTCATCTCGAACGCCTGTGATTCGTTCTAATGCCAAAGCTGTTAGATAAGTGGCTCTTGTGGCTCCTCCACCCTTTGCCATGATGTCGCTGAACTTTGATCCTGAAGGAACTCCAACACGAGCCTGCCTCCATGCTTCAGTGCCTTGGCTGGCAGTTATGATTCTCATATTGTTGCGCCTTCGTGTATTTGTCGTTTTTTTTCAATATATGCTTGGTGTGCAATTTCTGGTGTTTCAAATGTTCCAATTCTTATTTGCTTTCTTCGATCGGTGATTGTTGCCACCCATTTATTTCTAAGTTTTCTTACGCCAGCAAATCCAGACAAAGCCTTTGTCTTAGTATGTCTATTTTGATTATTTATTCTCTGATTTGCCTCTCTAAGATTTGACAATCTATTGTCTGACCTATCTCCATTGATATGGTCAATTATTTGAGGCATAAATCCATGAACATAAAGCCAAGCAAGTCTATGTGCTCTATATGCAACTCCATCAATGTGAATTCTGATGTAACCTAAACTTTCTTTGCATTTAGATTCAAAGCCAACAAGCTGACCTTTCTTACTGATTTTTCTTATAAATTTTCCTGTTTCTGCATCATAGTTAAAAAGCTCATGAAGTCTTTGCTGTGTAATTTTGCTCATTTTGTACCTTCGTCTGCAACTTTTGCTGCTTCTTTTAGGCTAGGACCTTGTGATTTCCAAAACGCTGCTTTGTGCTCAGAATTTGGCAATGTTTGAAATGCCAATGACAAAGCCTCAGTGCCTTGCATTGCCGCATCTCGCATAATTAACAATGTATTAGTTTGATATTCTTCATAACCCGGCAACGTTGATTGAGTGCGTTTGCTGGCGACTTCATGCGTATGTGCGTCTGCATCGTTATCACCCTCTGTGGGTATTGCAAACGTCTGAAACGCCATGTATTTATAGGCTGCTGACATGGCTTTGTTGGTTGCCTTGTCTCCGCTATCCATCGCTTCGCCGAACGTCCTGGCGGTGTGTTTAGAGCCATCCTCTGCGGATACCAGATCAAACTCTGCTTCTACGGTGACATAGAACAAAGCACCACCGGATCGCGAGGTGCGTTCTTCACAAGTCCTGCCCAACATTCTCGGAACGATCACTAGACCATTCTGAGCCATGATTGAAGACAGGACGTTGTAGACAGCGTCAATGCCTCGGAACTTGTATCCAGCACCTTGTGTGTTTGTTGAGGATTTTGCGATGCCAATTTTGCAGAGTTCTGCTTGGACTGCGTTGATTGCTTGATAGACTTTCATTACTACTCCTTCAGGTTAAGTTATCAATCTGCTTCTTCAATGCTGTTACTTCAGCTTTGTGGTCTTCAGATTGAAATTGCATCATAGTACAAATTTCACGGATTTTCTGCTCTAACATTCCTACTCGATAGGCAAGACGATCTTCTGCTTGTCCTTCACGGAAGTGAATGTCTGAGGTTTGTTTGATTGAATTGATAATATATTCTGGATTCATTTGTTTTCTTTCAAGGCTTGTTCCATCGCTTGACGTAGATTGTTTGCGGCATCTGACTTGCCTTGTCCAATATTTTCAAACGCTTCTAATGCTTGCTTCATTGATTCAACCATTGTTTTTTTATGAGCACAGGTGGTCAAGAAAATCCATTGGTTGCCCAAGGAACGCACAGAACGAACCCAGGCGCGTTGATTGTGGCGATTCTGTTCTCTGGGTATATAGTCAACATTAAAGAGCCTACGCACTGTTTTAAGGGCTTGTGTGTTCATGCTTAACCCCTGTACGCAAGAATCACCCCGATGGCGATCATGGAAAGGATTGTGACGATTGCTGAGATTGTTTCTTTCATTTGCTACTCCTTGTTAACCTGTTAAGGTCTGGCAATCTTAACGACTTGTTAAGTATCTTGTCTAGGTACTTTCCCTAATCCTGAGCAAATTGTTAAGGTTACAATGTTAAGGCTGGTCAGAAACAGGGTTAGCGCCTGGTGGATCAATGTATCGAGTGCAACGCCCACGACTCTGCTTTATGAGGCTGACCAGCACTAAGGAAAACCATGAATTTACAAAAAGCCATTGAAATCGCCGGATCAAAGAGTAAACTTGCGACCCTTCTTGGAGTGTCTCGCGCTGCTGTAACGCAGTGGGACGAACTTCCTGAGAAGCGTGTTCAACAACTCAAAGGTATCAACGAATGGCAAACCCATTTCAGTGGCGAACAGGCGAACAATCCATCGGTGTCGAACTCCAGCGCCAGCGAGACAAGTCCACAATGACCACGGTTCGCAAGGACGATCAGAACAAAGAAGAAACAATCACAAAGTTCAGAAAGTCAATCACGATTCTCCCGTCAGTCCATCGTTTACCAAGCAAGGCAAAGATATGAAAAAACTCATCGCCGTTTACCTAACAGTCCTGGCATCAACTGCATGGGCTTGCACCACTCACACGGTTGTCTCCGGTGGTCGCATCGTCACTTGTACGACCTGCTGTTACGGAAGTAATTGCACAACCAACTGTTTTTGAGGGTTATTACCTATTCACGACTCGTTAAGTTGTGTATAATTCGAAGCGTCTGGTGTGGCAACTAGACGATGAATCGACAATGAACCCCGCAGGTTACTGTGTGGTCTTGCAAGGTGGCAAGCGTGACTTTTGTCGATTCAATCGTTTAGCTGCTGCTCTCGCCAAGAGCCAAGACCACAGAGTATCTTGCGGGGTTTTTGCTTTTGGTCCAGACCGTCAGGGCGCGTTAGCTGATGGCCTGCATGGGCTGAACCCAAGAAACACCGACAACAGGACACACCCCCTGCATTGCCGACCAGCGTTGATTGAGCGACTGGTAAAGGATTGGGTACAACGGTGGAACAAGGCCCAGTCTATAAGTGAATCAATCCGTCAAGCGCACTTGGTCTTGAGACTTTTTTTTAATTTAACTTGGAGTATCAATGAAGCAGTCAAGAGATGGAGCGGAGTGGAATCTATCCACCCTTGGAGAACCTATGCCTAAAGAAAAAGTAACTATTGGGGATGCAACTCTTTACCTTGGTGATTGCATGGACATTCTGCCGACTTTGGACAAGGTTGATGCGGTTATTACTGACCCTCCTTATGGTCTTGAATCAAAGTTAAAAGGCGGGACATGGGGTAAGCAATTTAATTGCGATTCTTACTCATGGGATTCAGAACCTTGGGAGCCAACCAAAGAGTTTTTAAGTGTTGCAAAAGTCTATGTAATTTGGGGTGGAAATTATTTTTCTTCTTTGCCGCCTTCAAGATGCTGGTTAATTCACGACAAAACAATTCGTGGAATGACTTTTGCCGATGCTGAACTAGCATGGACTAATTTAGACAAAAATACCCGAGTGCTTTCATATTTAGTGCCGCGTGGTTTTCTTGGAGAGGATAGATTACATCCAACTCAAAAACCAGTAGAAGTGATGAAATGGTGCGTTGAACAAGTTGGCAATCCTGAAACAATCCTTGATCCATTTATGGGAAGCGGCACAACAGGCGTGGCAGCTATTCAAATGGGACGAAAATTCATTGGTATTGAGCGAGAGCCAAAATACTTTGAAATAGCCTGTAAACGCATTGAGCAAGCCTCAAAACAAGTTGATATGTTTATTCAACCTCAAGTAATGCAACAAGGAGAGTTAATATGATGTTTGAATCAGGTTTTGATAAGTTCTGGGCATCATGGCCATCAAGCCCTAGAAAGGGCGCAAAGGCTGAATGCAAAAAGAAATGGGTCAAGAACTACTGCGAGACTCAAACCGACCAGATCATCAAGCACGTTGAATGGTTGAAGACAACAGAGCAATGGTTAAAGTCAAACGGGGCATTTATTCCGGCTCCTTTGGTCTACTTGAATCAACAACGATGGGATGGCGCAGAGATACCTGAAATCGCGCCTAAGACCGAAAAAGACCCTGCCTTGATGAAGATAGAGCAAGACTGGAAAAAAGCGGCTCCAATGCCTGATTCTGTGCGTCAGAGGCTTGCTGAGTTGAGGGCAAAATGACCAAGACTGAAGCACATAACCTTTTGGACATGGTGAAAAATGGAATCCTCATCGAAGCCCACCGGATCAGAAAAGCCCTCATCCTCACCGGAGACATTCCCCACATACTTGGAAGACCTCGAAAACAGATTGGTGGAGCACTATGCGAGGATGGCAATCAACCATATCGAGCATTCACGATACATGGTGAAGATTTTTCAGAAAGACTTTCCTGACTTGGGGAAGAAAGTAGCAAAGAGACTAGGAGAACTGAATGAACAGAGATGACATTATCCGAATGGCGCGGGAGGCTGGATTATTAGACGGGCCTGTGTTTGCACAAGGGCTTGAACGCTTCTTTCACATGGCTCAAGCCGCTGAACGTGAGGCGTGTGCAAAGGTGTGTGAATCTCATAAATCCGAGAATTTCCCTATGATCCACAACAATGCTGTTGTTGGATGTGTTTTTGCCATCCGAGCAAGGGGACAAGAATGAAATTGTTTGTTGTTTCAATAGAACTGGCAGAAGCAAATCAAACCATTCAAGCATGGCATCGTCATCACCAGCCATGTGTTGGTCATCGTTTTAGTTTGGGCGTTCTTGATGAAGACGGTATCTTGCATGGTGCCGTGGTTGTAGGCCGACCAGTTGCAAGACTTGCTGGTAAACCTTCACAAGTGCTTGAGGTAACACGATTAGTGAGTAATGGGACTAAAAACGTATGTTCAATGTTGTACTCAGCGGCGGCAAGAGCAGGTAAAGAAATGGGTTTTTTGAGGATTCAGACTTACATTTTGGTTAACGAAGAAACGGGCACTTCTCTGAAAGCAAGCGGCTGGATTTGTGAAGGTGTGGCAGGAGGTGGTCAATGGAAGCATACTGATGGCAAGGCAAGAAGAACTGACCAACCTATCGGCAAGAAAATGCGTTGGGTTAAACAATTAAATCAATATAGGCCATTGTTGTCAGTTCTTCCAAAAATAGACAATCAAACTGGGGATTTGTTTGATTTTGCCAACGCCATCCGAGCAAGGGGACAAGCATGAACATGATTACAGTGGATCAAGAAACACTAAAGAGAATGATTGCTCAGGCTGTTGAGGCTGAACGTGAAACTATATCTGAAGAATGGTGGATGTGTGTTCAATCAGACCTTGAAAACGGCGTAAAGTCTTTGAATGAAGCCGCAACAGAAAAGTGGCAAAAGGAATACCCAGAAATTTCAAAGTTTGCAGCTTGGCTTGAAGCAAGAGGTAATCAATGAGATACGCAGCCAGGGTTGACGCTAATCAGGATCAGATCGTGTCAGCACTTCGATCCGCTGGAGCGTATGTCTGGATCATTGGTCTACCTGTTGACCTTTTAGTAGGGTACAAAGGAAAGACAATCTTGGTTGAGGTTAAAAGTGGCTCTAAAAAGCGTTTAACGAAGCTACAAGCCGATTTCTTTGAGAATTGGCATGGAGGTACGTTACTAAGAGTAAATGACGCTGAAGGCGCTTTAAGAGCATTAATGATGATAGATGGCTTCCTTCAAACTGCATAACTACCAACAAGCATTCCAGCTAATTGACGGTTTGCGACCAAGAATAAAAGCTAGATTGCAAGCTGGAAATGTGTTAACCTTAACAATCACAGAGGACAACAGAAGCCTTGACCAGAACGCAATGTTTCACGCTCTCATTGGGCAGATCGCTAAACAAGCGCAGCACATGGGGGCACATTGGGACACGGAAACCTGGAAACGATTGCTCTGCCATGAGTGGGCAAAAGAGACTGGTAGGCAAGCTGGAAAACTGGTGGCAAGTCTTGACGGAAAAGACATTGTTCAGTTGGGAATCCAGACAAGGAAGTTTACGAAGGCAGAGGCATCAGAATTCACAGAGTGGGTTTTAGCTTGGGGATCACAAAACGGAATCACTTTTAAGGAGTAGTAAATGAGCATAGAAGCAATGATGGATGTATTGCGATATGTACCAGAAACTGGAGAATTTTGGTGGACTGACAAAGCCCCAA